ATATTATCTTCCTGATGCCGGATCAGCTGGTCGGCCTGCAGCAGTCTGTCGCGGTGTGCCCATGACAGCGTGAGGAAATCCGGTGCCTCGGTGTAGATTGGCGGGGCTTGCGGATCGCTCGGGTCAACTTCAGAAGTTCCGCCGACGTCATGGCGCATTACAACAGGGTTGAACCAGTTCGTTTTCGGGGTGGTGAGTGTTTCCCAAAATACTTTGCCTGGTGGATACGGCCGGAAGAAGCGGTATTTCATTTCCAGCACTGATTGCGGGGCGAGGTCGTCATCCATTGAGCCGCCACGCATTGTGAACGGGATACCGGTCAACACCAATGTTTCGCCAGGGGCGTAGTTCACAAGGTCGCTGGTGCCGTCCTCCGGAACAAACCAGATTTCGTTACCGGCCAGATGCCTTGCCGGAACAGTGTCGATGGTGCCACGCTCAAACGTCAGCTGGCGCGTCTCTTCATTTATCCCGGTTATCTTGATGAACTCTTCTTCGATCAGCGCGTAAGAGCCGACGATCACTTCATCCATCAAATCGCCTTCGGTATAGCCGACTGTGTTTGTCAGATAGTCGATGGTGCCGGTGATAGTGCAGATCGGTGTGAAGTTACCCCAGTTATCCCGGTTGAAGTATTCCGGATTATCCAGCAGCTGAACGGTTGACTCGAACACCTGACAAAGCGGGGTCGCCCTGTCCATGTGGTGCGAATAAACACAAGCCGTGTTGGGCAGCGCCTGAAATTCCGCCAGCGGGTATTCTCTGTTCAGCTCTACATACGGTTTTTCGTAAACAAGCTGACGACGTGCCTGCGGTGTGAAGTCAGGGTTCTGATGCGTTGGAGGTTGCACACCGGTAAACGTAGAGATATTGAAAGAGAACATATCCTGCACCGCACTAAAAGTAATAGTGCCATCGGTTGCCACGCCATCTTCCACAGTTGCCACGCGCAGCACCAGCTGGCCTACACCTCGGGTTGGTTCGTTTACTTTAATGACGCTTCCCGGGCGTATCCACCACAGACGTCTGTCGGCAGTAGCCCTGAACCGGCGAAGGTTTGTTGACGCGGTTTTGAGATCCCGCTGTGCAACACGGTTAGCCAGGGTAACAGTCGGTATCCCGAGGTATTCGAGTTCCGCTGATACCGAACCGCCGCCGCTGAGCTGCCCCGCCAGGTTCTGGACACGGGTTGAGCTGGCGCTGTTGTTTACCGGGTTGTGCCACTTCACCACCAGTTCGTTGACAATGGCAGCAGGGCTTGCGTTTGTGACTTCCTGTATCTGCAGCAGGCCGTTGTGGGTGCCGTACTCCGGCAAAGTGCTGACGTCATAGTCATACCGCAAAAGCTTTAAGACGAACAGGCCTGAGAACTTGTCGGGATAAAGCACACCCGAGATGTGGTCGATCACCAGCTGCACGAACTGGTCGATGGTGTTTGTCCGTGTCCAACGCATACAGAGGCCGAAGCCTTCATCGTACAGCTTATCTGCCGCGTCACGGAATGACTGCGAATCAATTCTGGCCGGGTCTAACCCTCTGCCCCAGCTTGGGTCTGTCAAGCATTGGTAGATGATATGCGCGGGGTTCATCGCCTTGATGGTGCGGGTGCCTTCTTCCGGTGCGCTGCCTTCCATCTCGATCACTGCTTTGGCCGGATACCATGGTGCGTCGTTGTGCCAGCCTTTCAGTATCCGTCGGACGCGGTACTTCCACGCTTTCGGGTAAGGGTTCATCGCGCAAATCATGCCGTCGAAAAAGGTCGTTACCACCCCACGGAAGCCGGGCACCTGATTGTCGCTGAGCATATCGCGGAGTTCTTGCGTAGGTACTTGGGAGGCGCCACCCATCAGGACTTGCAGATCGCCTTTTATGCCGCCTTCCGCTTTATCCCCGCCGAACAGTTCAGGGGCATCAATTTTTATCGTGCCGGGTTCAGTCTGGCTACCGACCCACGCTTGCCTGTCACCCACTTTAATTTCGCAGATTTCATCAATCGTCCACGGCCAAGACCCATGTGGATCCCCATGAAGTACCGGAAACCTGCTGTTATTTTCTTCGATTTACTTCCCATTGTTCTTTTCCCACTCTTCGATGGCTAACGCTCTGCAGCGCAGTATTAAAGGATTTACCGTACCGGCAATGCGGTGGTCGTCTATGCTGATGCCGTCTGTGTAAAACTCTATTTCGCTGATGCCGTAGCGCTCAAGCACCCGCGATTGCCCAGATACACAAAAGCCCGCAGCGCGGGCATGTCTTGCAGTGATCCGGGCACCGGGCTTCACTTCTTGGCACTCTTGGCTTTAACTGCGAGGGTGCGGAAATTGCCTGTTGCCAGGACTTGCCAATCGCCCGTCCAACATTCACCGAAGAAAACACATTGCGGTGTGCCTTCATCAATCTGCGGGATATCGAAATCGCCCAGGGTTGCCGCTTCCGGTCCTTGTGGTTTGGGTGCCAGTGCCGCTTGGATCAACATGGACGCGACAATTAAGATTATCGTTACGATGATATTCATAGATACCTCTTTAAAAAACCGGTTCGCCGTCAAACGGTGACTTGCCAGGCATCGCCGGGAACCCGCCGTAGTTCAGACTATTATTGAATTTTAAATCGCATGTGGCAAACGTCTTGTTACAGCCGGGGAATGCCTCCACTGCCAATCCGACAGATAAACCGTCGTCAGTACCAAACAGCAAGATCGTATTGCCCACATGCTGCTCTATCGCTCTGCGCTCTGTGCCGCGTATCGGGTCTACCCACTGCAGGTATCCGCCATCGAAATACCCATCCGGCCGGCTTGCGAATGCCGTAGCGCGGATAAGGCCACTGCCGGTTTCTGTCAACACAGCAGCGGTTGGTGTTCTGATCGCTCTGCAGTTGACGTCGTACAGTGTGTGCGGGCACAACCGGGCATAGTGCAGCCGTAAACCATTACGCTGTAACGAAGCCGAAAGCTGGCGGACACCGAGGTCAGCACGGTTTGGCGTAGGCTGGTTTACCTCCACGACTTCGCCGACGAACACGGTAGCGACCTGGCTGTCGCCCCTGTGGTAACACTTGATTTCTAAAAGAATAGCGCTGCTCGGGGGCGTGGTGTTAAACATGGCCGGTATTGGCAGGTTGTTCGGCATCGTGACATTACAGGTTTCGCTCTTAGTGTCGCCTACCTGCCGGACAGACGAATGGCTGATCGGTTGTTCGTACCAGCGTTCGCCGCCCATATCGACGTAGCCCTGCGCGGCGTTTGGGTTAGCCATACCCGAGGTGTAGCGCCAGTGTTTGTCATTAAGCTGAAAGTGGTAAAGGAACTGCGGTTTCCCGTCGTCCTGTGAAATTTCTATCTGGTCAAACATGCGTCACCTAATAATCGTTTTCAAATGCTTTAAAGCTCAGTGTGGCGGTGCTGACGCTATCCGTCAAACGTGCTATCTCAACCGCATCCGCATCAAGTCGGCAAATTGGCATGTAGCAAATCTGTTTTACATCGACCCTGGCATGTGAGCCGATGGACTCCGCGAGGTACAGCCATTCGTTGCCGTCAATGACGTTGCTACTAACAACCGTATTGTAATACACCTCGCCATTGTATTTCTCGACCCTGATGTACCGGCGAACTGACTTGGCAGATCCGCTGAACTGCGTGTAGCCGTTACGCTCAACAATGAGCGCACCATCGGCCGCGCTTATGTCGCTTTTCAGGTAAAGTTGGTCTTTCCAATCCGGCTGGTGGAAAGTCTTTAACCGGCCTTGCATTGCAAACATCAGCTGGCGGAAAGCATAGGCCGTTTGCCGGTCACGCAGCTGGTAGTATGCCCTGAAGTTGATAACCGGCTCACCCGTCGTGTCGATGTAGTTTGGCCTGTTGAGCATGTTGTCCAGAACGAACGTAGTCCGGCCAAAGGTGTTTTCATACCCCTGCTGCCAGTTTGGGCGTAGCTCGACAATCGGTAAACCGGTCTGGCCGTATTCGGGACCACCCCACGCTGCATTGACGTTGTACTGTTCGAGCTGGTGGAAGCGGATCCGGCTTTGCGTCACGGCTGAGGTCAAGTCGGTGCCGGTGATCGGTTCGCGTATCTGCATCGCCCTGATAGGTGTCACCGACGCCCCCGCTGCGGTATCTATCTGCAGCGGCTCAACAAGGGTAAGCACTTCATTTGTGACTGCCTGTATCGTTACCAGCTCGTAGTCGAACAAGTCGTCGCGCCGGACAATCGCCACCGAACCTACCAGAAACTCGGTGTAACTGAAGTTGCCGCGAAGTTCTATTGCGCCCTGTAAAGCGCCTTCAGTTAACCGGCATTCGTCAAACCAGAGCGGCACCAGGCAAGGCTGATTTCCGACACCTAAAAGCGTCATATCGAACAGCTGACGTTCAACCCCGCCACGTAAGAAGCTTGCTTCAAAACTCCGTCGAGGGGTTGTTCTCAGCTGGCGGCGTTGTTCCACTTCGCGCTCGGAGATCATGACGTCTGTCAGGAACTCAAGGCGCTCTGTGATCTCATTAGCCCAGTTGGGCTTCAACAGAAATACCGGCAAACTTAAAATGTCAGTCATCAGTTATTCACCATCTGTTTCACTGTAGCCAGGTTGCGCTGCAAGGCCTGAACGATAACCCTGTCGCCTTCAGAAGAGTTCATGGCCTCCGGAATTTTAGCTCTGTCGTCAACGAGGACAAACCGAACGCCTGTTCCGCCAGCTGATGCCGGCCCCTCACCTTTGCGGTTAAGCACGTTATCCGGATCGTCTTTTGACAAAATCTGTTCGCCCTTCTGTGCGATGATCGGCACTTCGTCAGCCTTGAGCCCCGGGAAACCGCCCGTGTGGAACCGTGGCGCATTGGCGAACCATGCCGGGTTAACAGCGGCTGACCGTGACCCCGAGCCGCCTGTTTTATCCCCAACGATGCCGCCGTTGTGTTTCTTGGCGGCAACACCACCCATGGAGGTAGCGGCCGAGCTTATGCCACCCCAACCGGCGCCCGAGATAGCGTTCAATATCATCTGTGTGAGGATTGCTTGTGCCAGCTGCATCAGTAAGTCGGCAAAGAATTTCGCCACTGATACACCAAGGTTTTTAAACACATCACCCCAGCTGGCCGTACCGTTGATAACTTCAACCAGTGATTCGGTTATGCTGTTGAGCGATGTTTGCATCGCGCCCAGTACGCCTTGCACGATAGCCGTGTCCATTTCGGTGTAGGTGCCCGTGACGTCTTTCAAACCCGCTTGCATCGCTGCGATTTCAGCATTGATACGGGCAAACATCTCAGGGGTCATCATCGACTGCATACTGACGGCAAATTCCTGCAGCGCAACTAAGTTTGCCGCGATACCGGCATTCATTGCGTTGTTTGTCTCGATAACCCGTGCCACTTGCTCAGACTCGCTGATCACCCCGGCTTCACGTAAAGAGTTTATCTGTTCGATCAACGCTTTCTTGGTGTTGATTGATGCCGTTGTTTCAGTCTGCAACCGGTTCAGTTCATCCAGGTTCTGCTGTTCTTTCACATACTCGGCATTTATCTTGCGGAGGTTTTCAAATTTTTCGGCTAAGGCGTCACCTTCAACGCCACCAAGCCGCTGTGCCTTGGCAACCAGCTGATCATACTGCACTGCCATTTTGTCTAGTGCGGCCTGCATACGCTGGTCGAAAGACAACGTAGGGTCAATCTTCGCGGCTTTTTGGCCGACGTTGGCGAACAGCCTGTCGTACTCTTCTGACAGCTTACGGATGGACTCTAAGCGGGCGTTCTGACCGCCGGCATTCTGTGCCTGGAACTCCCGCACCTCGGCTTGTTTCCGCAGCGCGATGATCTCTTTCAACCGTGCAACCAGTTTGGCACCTTCCGAGCCGCCGATGGCTTTGGCCTCCGCCATGATCGGTGAGAACTCTTCATCCACCAGCGCCAACCGGCCGGGTAGATTTTTGCGCTGCTCCATCTCTTTCGACGCTTTGTTGGCTTTCTTGGCGGCCTCTTCCAGTTTCTCAAACTTTTTTGTCAGCGAATTGATCTGGCGGTCACGCTCAGTAACCCCGGTGCCGGGGTCTTTAGTGAAGATGAAATCGTCGGCTTGCCCTGGGCGGCGCAGCGGCACACCTTTGAAGCCCATTTCATCCGCCAGCGGCATCGGCGTTTTAGTAACAGCCTGAATTTTGTTAGCGAAAGTTTTGGCCTGCTTCAGCATCTCGTCGTATTTCTGCTGATCGGTTTTGACCATCTGCTGGTTGATAGCGTCCCAGTCTTTCTGTGCATCTTCCCAAACGCCTTTGACTGAACCGAAATACTGCTGCGTGTTCTTGTCAAAATTGGCGGACAGGGCACGGATGGCTTTCGCCATCATCTCACCGACAACCGGTATTTCTTCCACGAAGTCAGCGACCATTTCGTGGAAGGCGAGGATTGAATCTCGGCCAACTGTGTCAACGATACCTTTCATCAGGCCGCTACCAATGTCGGTAAGCAGCGCTGGTATTGTCAGCAGCACGGCTTTAAGCGTGGACGGTAATTTCTTGAGGGTGTTCATCAGCCCGTCGATAACTGCTTTGCCTTTTTCGGTTTGGTAGATCAGGTTGCCTAAATCCCAGGCGAGCAAGGCCGCACCAACAAACGGGATTAGCCGCAGCAAAGCCGACATGCCTACGCGAAGGAATGCTAAAGCCCCTGTCATCTTGCCGGCCGCACTTGTCGCCGCCGTCATGTTGCCGATGATGGTTCCGAGCTGTGCCCCCAACGCCATCAGCTTTTTGCCAGAGCTAAAGGCCATTGCACCGATACCGATTAGCCAAGCGCCGACCTTCAGGCCTATCAATGTCACCAGAATGCTTTTAATCGTGTCGATGTTCTCGGCTGCCCAGCCGATGGCCTCGGCCACGGCGATAAACCCCTCAGCGATACCGTTGGCTAAGTTCTTGCCGTCTTCTGACTTCAGGAATGACGTTATTTTGTTGATGGCGTCGGCGTAGGCATTGATGAAGCCCGCATCAGCAATTGCCAGCTTGAACATTGTCTGGGCATTCGCCAGGCGGTTTTCTGCAGCAGATACCGACTTATCGGCCGAGGCGAGCTGAGCATCGATCCGCTTGGCGTTAGCAGAAGCGAAGTTGATGATCTCACGGGCGGACACTTCACCGGCTTCGAGGGCTTTGTTCAGCTCTGCAATGCTGCGGCCTGTAGCTTCGGCGAACAGAGACACGGCACCCGGCAGACGTTCACCCAACTGGCCGCGTAACTCTTCTGCGTATACCTGGCCCTTACTGATGACCTGCTCAATCGCCCTGAACGTGCCTTCCATGTCCGCTTGTGACAGTTGCAGCACGGCAGCCGACTTAGCAAACGACTCGAAGATGAATTTCGTTTCTTGCATGGTCATGCCGGCCGCTTTAGCCGCAACCGCGAATTTCGTATAACTGGGCGCCAGTACGTCGATGCGAATACCTAATTTGTCGGCCAGACCGAGCATGTATTCCCACTCTGCGGCCAAGGCTTGTTGTGACTGACCGACAGCGGTTGAAATCTTGATCAGCGACTGCTCACGCAGTTTGTACGCATCTACCGAACCGCCAGCTAAATTGATTGCACCCTGCAAACCGGCATAGGTTGTCGCCAGCGCAATGACTTCACCACGGATCCGCTGGTACATCGACAGCGACTCACGGCCACTGTCTGCCAGACGCTCCATGAAAGTCGTTGTCGTTTTAGCGGTGTTACCTTGCTGGCGGATCGCCGTTGATGCTTGGTTGGCAGCCTGCACAACCCGCATTGACGTTGCGACCAGTTTTGCTTCGGCTTCATTCAGCTTGTTGGTTTCGACACCGGCATCGCGCAAAGCAGAACGGGTCTGTCTGGCGGACTGGGCGAGGGTGTTCATATCACGTGAGGCGTTCTGTAATCGCTGCTGTGCGGTTTGGAGCTTCTGCCCTAACAATCCGACGTCTGCACCGGCTACGCGAAGCTGTGCGGCCAATTCAGCCACTTGTGCTTTGGCGGCGTTGTACTCTGTGCGGGCAACACGTAACGCCGCGACTTGGTTACGCAGTTGGTCAACTAGGTTCGCAAGGCCTATTGCCCTGCGCTGTGCTGCATCGAGTTCACGCAGATCACCTTTCAGGTCTTTGACGTCACGGCCGCGCTTGTTGATGGTCTGGCCTAATTCATCCACTTGTGCTTCGAGTCCGGCCAAAGTTCTGCGGGCGGCCTCTGACGGGGTGTAGATTTTTTGCAGGCTATCGCCAATGCTGTTTATCTGGCCGACAGTCTGCACGGTAACGCGACCCAGCGTTCTGTAGCCGCGAGCCGTTGCGATGGCTTCTGCCGCCTGACGTTGTAAGCTGTCGATAACACGTTGGCCGGCTCTTTCTTCAGCCTCAGCCTCGGCCTTGCGCTGTGCGGATGCACGGGCAATAGCCTGATTAGCGGCCAGTGATTCCAGGGCAGCTTCTTGTTTCGCTAAAGATGCGTTAACCCGATTAACGTCGGACACAACCGAGGCTTGTACCGCCGCGATGTTGTCCGTGCTGACGCCATATCGGTCAAGCTCTGCGGTAATACGCTTCACCGTATCCGCCCGTTTCGTCTCAGCTGCGCTCAGCTTCTCGACGGTGCGGGCTTGACGGGCTAACGCGGTTTCCTGCTTCTTGGTTTTCGTCTCAGCCGAGGCAAACTCATCGGTCATCTCTTTGAGTTTAACCCGGGCGTCGGCAGTCTTTTTACTCAGGTCAGCAAGTGCCTGCGTCTGCGTTTGGTAGGTCTTGGTTAAAGCGTCTATCTTCAGCAGCTGCTTACCGGCGTCAGCCAGTCTGTCATAGGCTTTTTCTAAATCACGGGCGGACGCAGTACCGGCTTTCGCTTCGGCGTCCTGCTGATCCATGACTTTGATTAAACCCTCATAGGCAGATTGAAGATCCTTGAAGGTCTTTTGGGAATAATCCCTTGCCCGGATCCGTAACTGAACGTCTTTAGTGGCTGCTGTTGTCATCCGATTAACCCGTTTATCTGTTCTTTGTAAGTTTTACTGCCCTTTTTAGGGTTCAGTATAGACGCCAGCATCGTTTGCATTAAAAGCGACTCCGAAGCCATTTGGTGATTTATGCGGCGGCGAACGATATCAACCTCCACCCACACCATGCCAATCGGATATCGCCTTGCTGCCGGATGCCCATTAGCCATCAGTAAGCTGACATCACCCCGTAATCGTTCAAAGAACTGATCCAGTTTCTCTGCCGGGGTTAATTGCTTACTACGCTGTTGCGGAAATCTGCCAGTTCCGCTATCAACTTTTTTACGCTGCCGACTTCCTCGAACGTCAGCTGGCCGACGGCCTTAACCAATCTAATTTGGTCGAGTATCCCCATCTTCTGCACGGCGTCAACTGCACCTGGCTCACCCGCAGATAACGCGACTGCGTGTGCAACTAAACCGGGGGCTTGCTTGACTAAGGCCATCGCAAATTTGCCCATTGCAGTAACCGTGATTTCGGGGCCGGCGTTCTCTTCGTAAATCCGGAATACACCTTCCATGTCCGCGCCGTGGCTCGACAGCAGCTGGTGTATTTCGTTTAGACCTAAGCCGCGAAGCACCACTTCGATGTTGCCGCCTCGGGATTTAATCTGGATAGTCTGGGTGATTGGTTGAAAGTCTGCTAATGCCATGGTCTGGTCCTCCGTTGTTAGCCTGCTTAATTTAGCACGAACCTGACCTCCAGATACAACAAAAGCGCCCGTAGGCGCTTTCGTCTTTCCGTCTTACAGGGTTACACCGTGAATGTAACACCTGTTGAAGTGGCACTGTACTGGATGCCCGCTTCGCTGACTGTCGCGGTAACGGTGGCTGAGGTGGCCGCCGTAGCGTTTAACAGCGTAGTGGCAACACCGGCAACGCTGGATACCGCACTCACCGGAACTACTGTTGCATTGGCACCGGCAACACTGAAGTTAACCGTTTCGCCCTGCACGGTGTCACCGTAGCCGTTACGGATTGTAGCGGTAACAGTAATGCCGGCTGCGCCCGCTACTGCCGTGTTAGCACTGGTAGTGATAGTCACGGTACGCTGGGTCAGTGGGTCTGAAGCAGTTGCAGTTGCGCCACGGTGATCGATATACACCATGTCGCGGCCACCGAGTTTCAGCGCGTTGAACGTGAAGCCCATAACCTGCCATTCGTCGCCCTTCAATGCGTATTCGCCGTCTGGCATAACCGCAACTTTCGGGTAGAAATAGTCGATGTTATCGCCAACCGGGTTATCCGCGATGAAGCGCAGCGAGCCATAGGCCATGTTGTTTTTGCCAACAGTGATCGTGCGAACTTGCGCCAGTTCGTCGAACTGTGCAACCAGCTTTTTGCCCTGAACGAAGTCTGGGGCGTCCGGCTCGATGTAAACGCGAGCCATGGCTAAGTCAACGGTGTAGTTGCCGTTGTTGGCGTTCAGGATTGTAACCGCCGGATCAGTGCTGATATCACCGCCGGCCAATACTGCGTCGGCATCCATCAGGCCAATAACCACGTTATCGACGTTGCGAACACCTGAAGGCAGCATGTCGCTGGCACCTAATTGGTAGTGGCGGCTGCGTGTGGCGTAACCTAAAGCGATATCAACGATATCAGTCGCACCGGTAGACGTTACGCGGGCTACTTCACCTAGGAAGAACAGGGCGATATTTTCGGCGGTGATATCATCACAGGTGAAAGAACCGTTCTGGTCAACCTGCAGCACCACTGACGCATCTTTTTGGCGGATGCCTTCTTCGGATGAATAGTGATCCAGTGTTTCAGTTTCGTTCGATGGCGCGAATGATGGCGTATTACCTAAGTAGCGCTCGCCTTCCCCCACGTTCTGACCGGTTTTAAAGCGGTTGAAGTACAGGCGGCCACGGCCGACCGTGTAGTTCATGTTTTTACTAATGTCTGTCATGTCATCAGTCCTTCATTAAGGCAAATTCTGCCAAGGGTTTGTTAAATCGTATGCCAGACCTACACGGACAGGCAAATAGAAAAAAGCTCTGCTACTCACCCCGCCTTCCGGTGGCCGGACTACCGACAACCCGAGTTTGAGATCAGTAACCAAGCCGCCCATGCGATAGACGCCTGGGTATTTCGGCTGGCCTCGGTCATCAACGGCGACCAGCATCGACAGCCTTTGTTCTACATCCCCTAAGAGCGCATAAACTTTGTCTGTCTGCCATGTGTCGTCATCAACTACTTTACCGCCTGCCCGGTTTCGCGCATCATCAGCCCATCCCTGGACTAGCACTATCCATTCGTTTTTCCTGACAGTAGCTTCATTCGCAAAAGTCCCGTAATCCGTGTTAGGGGCTTCAAGGATTGTCAGGATGGGGCCTCTATCATTCGCCCCAAAAAGAGTTTTTCCTCTGTAGACCGACTCTGCCAGGTCGTGATCAAAACCGTTATTCAAGGTGATCCCCTGCAGGTAGCTGGTGAGGAACTTCAGTATCTGCAATTTTAAATGTGTT